TATCCCCCAAGTATATGCTGAACCATTTTTTGCAATGCCTCCGCCGATACTCGCTTTTTTCCAAGTTAGTCCACCAAGTAAAAGCACTGGAGAAGACCTAGAATTTATATCCCCCAACCCGGAATTACCGTTGGAACTATCCCCCCAAGTAAAGGCATTTCCGAATACATCAAGCATGGTCGGAGCTGTGTGGCCGTATGGAGATAAAAATGAATATTGAATGTTATCCCCCCACGGCCTATTTCTAAATCCGGTAATTTTAATTCTCTTAGCCCCACTCGGAGCAGTCCATGTACTAGCCACTCCGTCAATGGTCTCAACTGTTTTAGTCACTTTGCTACTTGTCGCACAGAGAAGTTTCCAGCGAGAATCTGTAACGCAATAAAAGAAAGTAGCAGAGCCTTCAGCTACAAGAATTGCATCAGCACTGCCCGGAAGTTTAAATCTGTCAACAGCAGTGGCACTGCCACTCTGATGTTTAATCGTAACGACGGCAGTAGACCTATTGTGAATTGTTACAAATTTAGAATCATCTAGAGCATTCAATCCATGAATGTTTGTAGTCGTGGCCCCGGTCATTTCCACAATAGGAAAATCAGAATTTAATTGTGTAATGCTGGCGGCAGTAGCTACGTTTTGCGAAACTGGCTGATAGGAGTTTGTTTTTAATTTTGAGAATGTCTCTACCATTCCATTTATAAGCCTGAGATTTTCAGTTACAGCAGCAGTCCCGTCTGGAGTAGAAAACATTGAGAAAGTTCCGCCGCTTGCCGTGGCAGTCATATTGTCAGTAGCAGTAAATCTTAAATAGGCGAGGGCAGGGTTTGTAGAAGTGTTAGTTCTCCCTACGAATTTTATTTCTGCTACAACGTCTCCATCAAATACTTGTCCGTTGTTTGCTATTCTTCTTTTTATTAATTCTAGAATAGGGCCAGTGGTAGATGCCGAAATATTTTGTTCTGAGAAACTGGAGTCTGCCGTAAGCGCGCCCCCGAATCCATTTAAGATTGAAATACGGAATATCTCAATGTCATTGGTTCCATCATAAATGTCGAATGCCCAGTAATAATCAGGGGCAGTTTGCTTAGAGGTATCAACCCAAAGTCCTCCAGCCTGTAAGTTTGCTGGCCTAGTAGAACCTGCGCAGCCAGTCATAAGGGCGTCTTTGAAGTCAGTTAAAATTCCCGCTAACATAAGACCAGAGGTTGTTAGCGGATTTATAGATGTCCAAATTTCCTGACTCACTCATTCCCCCTATATCGTAGTCGTATGTCGACGACCATACCCCTTGGCAGCTATGTCAAATTGTCTCACCACTTGAGTATCAGTTTTATCAAAGAATCTAATTGATAGCCCAGCCAGGGTCTTGTAGTCAAATGACCAGTAGTCGCCAGTCTGCGCGTTATCAATAGATACCTGTACGTTCGGACTAGTCCCTGGACCATTAAATACATTCTCATAAGTAAGGACTTTCCCCTGTGATATATGAGACGTTTGATTCTCAAAAGAGTCAACCCTATCTGGCATATCGGCCTTGATAGTTGCATCAAAAAGTCTAGGTGTTACGTTATCCGTAAGGCTTTCAAGTTCTACTCTAAATTGAAATATCCTTCCAGTGGCGTCTCCTATGGTCGGAATTGGTCTCCATGTAGTGAAGCCAACTCCTGCCCCGTAGTTTATATGGTCGATCAAATTAAGTGCTGCCCAGTCTGACATGGCGGCAAAAACATCAGTAGCCCGATATTCAACTCCAACATCCCAATCACCGCTGGCCGATGAGTTCAAGTTATCTACCTGATTTAGGGCAATCCAATTAGACATCAACTCGCCGAATCTGTATCCGTCAGCGCGAACTTGTGATTGTAAACGAACTGTATAAACATCGCCGAGATCTAATACTGCGGCAGCAACGTAATACCCTTTGTCATAGAATGCCATAAGGTTAGGGTCTGAATTTACAATCTCTGTAGCTAGAATTACTGATGAGCCTAATAAAATTGTAGACTGTTTTTCCCCCACAAATGTAGGGGCGTCATTGATAGTTTCAATTACGTTTAGATCAAAAAGATTAGGAATAGAGGTTACAGTTCTGGCCGCGTTAGCTGATTGATTTCCAGCAAAGTCAATGGCCTTAATCATATACACGCCAGTGCGCGCCTGTACTGAAGCTGTGTTTACATCCCTGGTCACTGTCAACAATGGAATAGATGCTTCCCAGAAATCATTATTACCAGGAGAATATCTTATCTCATAAGAGGCGCAATCACAGTCAGATATTTTATTCCATGACAACTGCATTACTTGATCTGTAATGGACATATCCAGTACATCAACATCGCTCGGAGGAGTGTTCTTAACTTCAGGAGTCTCAAGAACTTCAGGCATTTCAATTAACTGAAGTTTCTTGCCGCTTGCTGAGACTGCTACTACTTTGAATCCATGTTCAATTCCAAGCCTCGCTTCTACAACTGGGTAGCGATAAAACTTATCTACAGTCTTATCGTAGACGCTGTAGCCTCTGCCATCGTTTACCCATATTTCAAAATACTCACTAACTGAGCCTGGTGAAATATCCCAAGCTAGATCAACGTAATATTCATATCCTGATTTAGTATCCGCGCACCTCCATGAATTATCAGAGGCGGTGAGTCCTACTACTGCGAGCGGCGCAAAAAATTCTGGATTACTGGTATTCGATAATTGTGGGTCGTAATCTGGGAGAGTGTCTGTGGACTCGTAATCAAATATTGCTTGCGCCCTTTCCACAAGAACTAATGTCGCAGACATATCATCGTTAGGGGAAATTGATTTTATTATACAATCAAAAACAATCTTTCCAACTTCACCTATTACAATTAAATCTCCTACTACTGGTATTGTCCCAGCTACAGTAAAAGTATTTGATGCCGTAGGAGTCAGAGTAGAATTATGAATTATCCCAGTGGCCGAATCTCTGAAGACATATCCGTATGAGATTGACGGGCTTATCTCAAGACTGTCGTCAGTAACTATCGACGGACCAGTAACAGATTTAACTCTCGCTGGTGTTCCACCGACTCGCATAACGTCTTGGGTAATTTGAACGTAGTCTCCGCGAGTACATACAAGGTTTTCAAAGTCTACAGTAAGGTTCATTGTCTCTTGTCGCAGCTTATTCTGCGCTATCATGTATCTTCCGAACCTCCATGCCTGTTCATAGTTAGTACAAGCAAAAGAAGTTAGCTCATCAAAGTCAGTAGCATTTAATTCCGTAAATCCATTATCATATACTGTAGATTCTTGAACTCCCCATCCAACTTGTGGGTCAATATATTTTACTCTTACGGCATGAGGTCTCGGTCCGTATATTCTTGTAGATGAAAAGTCTTTAGAGTTTCTTGGAGTAAATATTTGCACTGGAACTGTCTTAAACTTATCAATCAATACTCCGTATTTTCCTTCGATGATATTTAAGCTGGCTTGTGCGGCACTCCCTACTTGCTGTAGGACTCCCTGTAATGTTGTTTCATAATCGAGAATAAAATTACACTGAAATCTAGGCTCAAGATAAGTGGCAGAAGGTGGAGGAGTGGGGACCTCATCGCAGTAGTCTGCCCACGCGACGATAGAGTCCATATCAAGTCTTGAGAGAGAGGCTGGTTTTTTATTTACTTCTCCTGTGAGTAAGTCACAGAAAGCCCACGCTGGATTATTAGTTACTTGTCTTGTCCATGTCTGAGTTACGTCATCATATACTGGAAGGACTGATGAAGCCACTGCCGACAAGTTTTGTATGTGACCATTCAACTGATCTGTGGCCTTAATACGGAGTTCTAAAAATACATGGCGCTTATCTGTTTTAACTGGTGGAGACTTAAATGCAGTAGTCAGTCCTACCCAGTTAAGGCCGTCTCCTTTTTGGCTACTGTAGCTTCCATCGGTAATTACTCTTCGCACTCTTACTTGATATTGTCCTGCTATAAGTGGAGTGAATCTAAAATGTCCGTAGACTGCCGCTTGACTAGCGTCTGTTATTACTGCTGCCCCTGTTTGATGTCTGCTACTCTTTAGTAACGCCCCTCCAGAAATAGTAGTGTATGCTGGAACTCCAAGAACAGCCTTGCTGCCTGTCCTAGTAAAAGCTGGGGAAGTTCCAAACGTGCTGATCGGAGCCATATTTCTATCAAGTGTTAGTTCTAAATTTTTTCCGAGATCAATGATAGACGCTATAATTCCAAGAAAATTCCCACTGAAATAAACCTTTGTCCCTATTGTCCATCGCGGGTCTTCTATCACCAGTAATTTTTTCTGACCTGGTTTAATCCTATAAGTTAGTTGTATATTCTCGGCACTGTTATAGGAGTTATAATTGTTGTCGTATGCCTGGTAATAAGTAGTTCCAAAATCAACGGCTAGTGGGGCCTCAAAATCAGTTAAATCATTGCCGCCGACTGCTGAGTGATTAGACACGAAAGTAGTATCATTATACGCCTTCCAGTCGAAGGTTCCTACTAGGGCAAAAGAAATTTCAAGTTGTATTCTTCTATCAAGTATAGCGCCCCTTGAAGAATAGCCGAACAATCCAGAAGGACATACAAAATCTATAATTATTTCTTGTGGGTCGAGATCTGGATTATTGTCAGTAACTTGTATTCTTTCTTCTCCATCTACTAGGACTAGAGATAGAGGAGTTACTGTTCTCTTGTTTGAATAATATTTAAACTCAGTGCTTAGTAACTCATCAAATTGGTCGTTAGCAACTACTCCTCTTACTGGGTCTACAAGTCTATATTCAAAATCAGAAAAGCTATCTGCATTTAATGGAGTGTCACCTATTTTTAGATCAGACAACTGCGGTGTTCCTAATCCGAAGTCATAAATTCCGTATAGATACTGGACTGTTTCTCCCCCTACTTCTCCTCCGACTAGTTTTGTGGCAGCAGAAGTTATCTGAGTCTCACTTCCAGTCCCAGTGATTGACGCGGACACAAGGGCATAGGCCGCAGTGCTGGCATTTACTTTGGTTTTAATTTGTAGCGCGGTCGAAACTCCACTCTGTATTTTTACTGATATGGCGTTTCCAGACACAGTGACTACTTCACTCCCAGCAGTTCCACCGCCTGTGTACGCTACTGAAATCTTATTTCCCCCAGTCCCTACTTTAGCTGCCTTGTATCTTACTTCCTGTATTCTGATCTGAGAACTTACCCCAGGAGAAACGGCCAGCTCTGTGTACGGAGTCACTGCAACAATAGGATACATCCTATGACTTCCGTAAACTTTCGGAACTGTCCCAAGTCTTTTAACTTGATTAGACTGCCCAGTGATTGCGTACATTTGTGAAGTTTCTATTCCAGAACCGCCGCCGCTGAATCCGCCGAGATCTAGGGCTGGTGGAGGGATGAGGGCGTTGAATAAAAGAGTCGCGCCAATAGTTACTCCAGCCGCTAAGAAAGCGTTTCCTAAAGAAGCTGCTGGTGGATAGAAATAAGTAACAATTACTACTGCGGCAATAATTAAGATCTGCTTAAATATCTGGCCCGATTCTCCGCCGCCTATTTTCGGAGTTATTAAAACATTGTCTTCTTTTTTTAGCTTTACATTTTCCCATAGATCTTTTTCAACTATGTTTCCGTTTACTACTACATTGAAATTATCTTCTTTAAATTTATCTTCTCCAGGTATATCAGAGAAAACTCTTGAAGTTACAGAATTTAGTAACTCCCCGTCTTTTATTATATACTGTCTCTCTGTCTCATCTTTGCTGAATGATATTTTTAGCTTAACCATGGTTCCCTCTGTGTCTGTAATATCCAGCAATCATTCTTTTATATTTAGAGAGTTTTTCCATGTTGCTTCCAACTCCTCTTGTTGAGTGTAGAAACATTCCGTCATTGACTACCACTCCAACGTGACACTCTATTCCGTAAAGTCTAATAACAACTATGTCCCCAAACACAGGGATAGATTCTTCTACGAAGTCTCCCTTGTTTGATAAGATAAGAGACGCAACTTTATTTCTCTCTGGGACAGGGCCTCCCTCAAAATAATTACTGAGACTTATATTATAGTGGTCCATATAGAAATCTTTAATTAAATCAAAGCAGTTATATTTGTCGTAATCTTTTCCAATATATTTTACTAGGTCTACTCTGTTCATTAGAATAATCCTGGAAAATTTGTGGGGTTATATCTCTCACTAGTTATTCCTACTGATAAGAAATTATCCAGAACAATCTTTGCAGAGATCTTTTTAGAGTCATACACGACTGATTTAATTAATAAACTTTCATGAGACATTTGAACTACGTTCGGCATAGAGGCTAGGATAAGTTCTATCTTAACTTCTACGGCGGTTGTTACTGTTCGTAAGTTTTCTATTAGTTCAAGAGATACGTTATCAAACTCTAGTAAGAAGTCTCTGGTAGTTTCCCCGTCATCCATTGGAAATCTTATCTTCATTGGAAATGCAGAGAACGTGTATCCATTTGATACAATGTCAGTAGAGTTGTTTACAAGCCTTGCTACGAAATTAGGCGGAGAATCAGGATGAGAAAGAGTCACTAGAGTAAGGAAAGGGTCTGCTGACTCTTGAGAAAATATCTGACTTTTTAATTCAGTGGTTAATTCATTACTCATTTACTGGCAGTCTTTCCCAAGTCATTTGAAGTTGATATGTTAGTCCGCCAAGAGGAGATATAGTTGGGGCCTCTGCGAATCTAAAAATAGTAACGTCTTCAGTAAATGGGTCTACAAAAGTAAAAGGAGTAACCCCATTATTTATTGTAGTCTTATAAAATGCTTTGAATATTTCTACTTCTGCAAATGTCAAAAGAACAGTACAGTTGTAAACATCTACGCCGTCAGTAAACCTAGCGCGCACTTTCGCTGGACCCACATCCATATCAGTTCTTACAGAAGTTTTCCCAAGAGCATATTGAAAGCTATCGACATTTAATTTCTGCTGAAGACTTACTGGCCAAGTATCCATTATGTTCCCTTCCTCTTAATTCCGTATGCTGACTTCATTGTGTTATCAAGTTGGCCAGACATAATTCCATCTTTCACTTTACCCATAATTAAAATTTCAATAGATCTTTCTCCGCCAGGGCCAGTAGTCTCTGTCTGTTTAACTTCTCCACCACTCTGATTTATAATATTTATGTTCACAGGAGTTACTGTGGCGGATACCCCAAGGCTTCCACCTTTTCCACGTTGAAGTGGAAGTATTGCTTCTGGTCCAGCTTCTCCCATAAGACCAGTGCCCCCTCCATACTTAAATGGAGTGGGAGAATTTACTACTCCGCCTGATGCGAACTTTTTAAGTCCTCCGTCAAATGCTAGTCCATTGGCCGCGACATTACTGTAGTTGTTATAACTTCCACCAGCTCCCCCAGCAGCAGCAGCTCCTCCTCCAGAAGCGAAGTTTAATATCCCGCTTGCTAAAGGTTGAATCACTGCGGCTCTTA